CAGCATGAAAGCGCTAGAAATGACTGGGTATCTCAAGGTAGACTCGCTCTACCACAAGTATAAACTGGGCTTGCTCACTCGCTACGTTGCAAAGGAAATCGGTGGGCAAGGAGCAAAGAAATATTACTGGTCAAAGAAGGAAATCGACAAACTGCTCGATGATTATTCGGACTATGGAAAGGAGCTTATAGATGGTTAATTCACGTAAAAAAGGAGCTAGGTATGAACTGGAGGTCGCTCGATATCTAAGCGAGAACGGATTCCCTTCTCGTAGGGGTCAGCAATTTTCTGGTTCTCCAGATTCCCCGGACGTCGTATCGGACGAGTTTCCGTTCCACATAGAAGCGAAATTCGTAGAAAAGCTGAACCTCCAAAATGCTTTTACACAGGCAATTAAGGATGCAGGGGACAAACCACCCTGCGTGGTTCATAGAAAGAAAAATAGCGAGAGTTTAATTACCATGCGATTGGCAGATTTCGTGGAGCTTTTGAATAAGAAATCGTGGGAAGATGACGGAGAAGTTCGGGAATGATTTCGATTCAACCCTAAAGGTAGGCAACGAAAGGGAGAGGGAGATCATGTCCTTTCTTAGGCAGAGAGGGCATGTCCCCATCCCCATCCCCGGCTACTTCAAAGGATACGATTTCTTCTTGGCGAATACCAAGCAAGCATACGAAGTCAAACAGGATTGGAAGTGCCAACATACTGGTAACCTGGTGGTTGAGGTAGCATTTGGTGGGAAACCAAGCGGGTTGTCCACTACGCTTGCCGATTGGTGGGTATTCCATACTGGATATTCCTATATCTTTATCCGACCAGATACGTTGCGCGATCTTCTCAAGGATCGGATACCTGCAAAATTCATTGCCAAAGGGGATGAAAAGGAAAAGACTGCGCACCTCATTCCAGTAGCTCAAGTTAATCGAGTGGCAGAGAAAGTGGTTGAGTTATGAAACTGATTGAACGCTTGGTATTCCACGTCCTTTTCTTGACCGCAATCGTGACCTTTCTTTGGATGATCCTGAGCATCATCATCACCCTATTCTAACACCCAAATTTATGACTAAACCAAAAGAAAAAAGAATAAGATTTCCAGAACAAGCGAACAAGGTTCTGGATGAATATTGCGAGGTTTTCGGACAAACCCCCGTATCCGCAATTACTCCACTAATTATCCGTTATCTATCCAAAAAACTGCACCGCGCGCGTAGGCGCGGCATTTACTCCGTAAATACTTTATCTAACAATATAGCGCCCCCTTCCACTAAAACTCCAAAAAAGCGGAAACCCAGAGCATCACAAATCCCAGATGATTTCGACCCACCCAAAAGCATTTCCGAAGAGGTCGGACTCAACCATGAGATGGCCCTCGATGCATTCACCGATTGGGCAAAGTCTTCCGGCTCAACCAAAGCGGATTGGATAGCAACATTCAGAAACGCTTGCAGGGGATGGATACCCGAACGCTTCCCCCAAGCAAAACTGAGCAATCAAACGCCAGAGAATTATCTTTGATGGATTACGTGCTGGCAGAAAACGCAGTCCTTTCCTCCGCAATGAGGGATGAGACTGGTCGAGCATCCGCAACCATGCTTGAACACCTTATCGAGGATGACTTCTCATCCCCGGACAGACAACGAATGTTCCAAGTGATCAAGAAGCTCGCTCCCGATTGCAATGAAGTGGACGTGATGATGGAGCTACCAGAACTGGCAAGCATCATAACCGAAGTATCCCAGCTATATGGTGGGGGAAGCATCAATCGATACGTGGATCATTTAATCGAGCATAGGAATCATCGTGCGGTTGAGCTTGCCCTTCTCCATGCCAAGGATGCGAGCAACGAGGGAAAGGGTGCGGAGGAGATCGCAAGCAAGTTCACCAACCAAGTCGCTCAAGCCCTTACCAAGCGCAAGGGACAAGTGGGTATGAAAACCGCAGTCAATGAAGCCCATTCAAAGATTCTCGAAATCGATGCGGGTGGATCTTCTGCAATCTCAACTGGTTTCTCAAAGCTTGATGACAACCTCATGGGCGGTTTCCAAGACGGCTGGCTATACACCATTGCCGCTCGTCCGGGGGTGGGCAAGTCCGCCCTTGCGATTCACTTCGCAACCCAAGCGGCAAGATCGGGAATCCGATGCTCGTATTGCTCGCTAGAGATGAGCGCAGGACAACTCGCTGGCAGACTGCTCACTTCCGTATCAGGCGTACCCCGCCCAAAAGGAAAGGGCAGTCTGACCCATGAGCAAAAGACCAAGCTCGAACGAACAACCCAATCACTCAAGGGATGGCCCATCACTTTCAAGGACGATACGGAAAGCACGGTTGAAAGCTTTGCAGGATTCGTTGCTCAAGAACGCTTGCTTGGCGATCTTGGATTAATCATCGTGGACTACCTCCAGTTGCTCAGTTCTCCTGGTCACGATTCCAGACAGCAAGAAGTCTCGCACATTACCAGACAATTGAAGAGCATGGCACTCACTTATCAAGTACCAGTACTTGCACTAAGCCAACTCAACAGGGCATTGGAGAGTCAGAACAGAGACCCCGCTCTTTCCGATCTGCGGGAGAGTGGTAGCATCGAGCAAGATTCCGATGCCGTCATCCTTCTGAACGTCAAGGAAAGGCTGGAAGACTTTAACGACGTGATAAAGCTCAACCTTGCAAAGGCACGTGATTGTGAGACTGGGGTGATTGAGGTACTTTTCTCAAAGCGTACTGGTCGATTCTCAGCCCATCATGCACCACGCTTGAACGATAACGAGAAACCCAAGCCAAAGAGCGGGTGGATGGGGTAGTCACGATTCTTTCATCCTTCCGTTCCTCGTAGCATCCCGCAAGCGATTGACGTTGATTTGCGCATAGTCGGCAATCACTCCACCCCTCCCATCGCGCTCATAGTAATCATAGTCCATGCTCACCCACGGGTCGAAACTGAAGGACGATCCGTAATGCCTACCGCGCGACTTGTGATATGCAACCTTTCTCCTCTCTATCCGCTTGATGAATCGGTTGGAACATCCGCATGGGGTAGCTATTTCCGAAAGATCGATCTCCAACCTTCTTATCTTTTGCGCGATCTTTGGTATTTCCCGCCATAATCTCCAGACTTCCTGCCCTCCCCGAAACTTGCACCATTGATCAATTGCGCTTTCCAGCCTCAATGCATAATACCTTGCCCGTTTCATCGCTTGCAAAGTACTCGCTGGGCAAGGGGCTTCCCTAACCGCTTTCGCTACGTGTGATTGTATCATTGTCTATGCCTCTCTCACTTCCAGATTCTTGCTTGTCAAATCAATCTCATATACGAAATCCACGTCACCATGTTGCCCAGTAGTCGGTTCGTAGTTTCCAACCTTCCAGTCATCATAGCCCGGATGTCGATTGTAATAGTCCTCGTTTCCCTTTACGATCAACCACCCTGCAAACTGGCTTGCGTTGTCCCGCAATTTTCCATCCCTCAATTTCTGCATGATAGGCTCAAGGTCGGGCAGTATGGATTCCGGGTATCCGTCATGGTGTCGATAGAACCATAACTCCTGGTAACCATCCTTTACCACTACGTTGCATCGGGTACTCATTGCTCGCCCTCCTCTTCTCCTTCCACGAAAGGAACAAAAGTATGCTCACCGCATTCTTTCCTGTAATTTTCCATTTCGACCTTACTCATGTCGGCAACCCAGCCCGAAGGGTTTTGCGGGTTTGCATGTTGGTCATCATAAACTTCGTACCAGTTCTCCGTCATGCCTGGACAACCTTCGTTGCTAATTTCCAGAATAGTTTTCATGTCTGTAGTTTTCTCCTTGTTGGATATGGTGTGTTGTTAATATCTTCCATAGATGTCAACGCAACCCACGTGCGCACTATCAAAACAAGCGTCCTCTGGCGTAGCCAGCATATATCCCTGCTTGTCCGCCATGACATGGCACGTGAAGGAGGCGCAAGGAACGTTTTCAGTACCTCCCTCCCCGTCTGCAAGGTGAACGTCTCCGTTCCTGAGTGCTTGTAGTACGCGAAGGATTTCATCTTCTTCTGCGTCGGTTGTTATAATTATTTTTTGCATGTCTGTAGTTTTTCTTTGGTTATGTATTTGCTAGGTTAGCCTTTCCTTGCCCGTATGGGGCGCAGAAAGCGTTTTGATTGAAAATGCGACTCCTTACTCATGTTCTGGGGTAAAGAGCCTTTTAAGGGGCTTGTAGGGTAAGGGCGTGTTTGTCTGTCTTCGTCGGTGTGGAAGCAATCGCAAGCATCGGTATCGTCAATGTGGCATACCAACAGGCAAAGCGGGCAAGTGTAGTAGTTGTCATCGCTCATCGTTCTGTCCGTTGTTGTTGCCAATAATTTGAACAAACCGCATCTTCCGCCTGTCTTCGGGAAATAAAGTATTCTACGCAAGCCGAACATCTATGTTCCAGTCTCCAATTCATGTTGCCTTCGCGGATAATCCGCCAATCGCACCAATCGAAACTGAAATCAATTGCCCCTCGTTGAAGAGACTCCCAATCATGCTTATCAACAAGTCCATAGTGATCCTTTTGGAACGTCCACCATCCAAAAGGGAAAGATTTTGTTGGTTGTTTCATCGTTCTGTCCTCCTTAGTTTTATCTAGGCTTGCATAGTGAATAATCCTCAGTTTCTCCAATCCTAATGAAATTATCATCAAGCCATTGCGTGACCATGTTTTCATGTTTAAACTCAGCCATTGCATAATCTTTTTTACCGACTCTATTGAACACTACAAACGTGTTCGTATTGGGGTCATGGACGTAAGCAATCTGTAGTAAGTTTTCCTGGTTCTCGTCCTCCCAATACCTCATGGCAAACCATAAGACAAGGGGCAAAAGGACGAATTGAAAGCTTACAATGCCAATGAACTCCAGATCGAAGGCGCTCATCCTTCACCCCCTTCTTCCTTGGCCAAATCGTTTATCATGTCAAAAGTAGATACTATCTTATCAAGTTTTTCTTGTGCCTGTTGAAAATGCCAAATCACTTCCATTAGAAACGCTCTGTCTTTTCGACAAATTATCCTCATAGCATCCCAGTATGTTCCAACTTTGCTAAATCCTTCGCGCTTCGTCCATTCCTCAAAGCAATTCCAAGAGTCATCGGACGACTTGTATTGCTCCTCTTCCCGCAAGGCTAAGTAGCGATTCACGCTCGCTTCAGATACCGTATGCTTCATCCTTCACCCCCTTCGCGCGCGCAACTTGCTTGCGCGTTCTTCAGTTTCTGGTAGCGCTTGCGTACCTCCTCGACTGGCTGGTCGATCCATCCCTTGTAACCGTGGATAAGCATTCGTTCAACCTCTTCAGTCGATAAGGTCTCAGCTTCCTCTTTTGCAATAAAAGCGAGCATTTCTACAAGCTTGTCAGTTTCTTCGTCATTCATGTTCTTTCCTCCTAGTTTCTTGGGTTAATTACAGTTCCCTGTAGTAAGTCACCTCAAAGTCTTCCTCACGGGCATTACTCTTACTGCAATGAGATTCTCCAAAGGAATTGATAATCTCATCCAATACGGCGGGGTGACTAATAAGGTCGCAAACTCCATGACTGGAAAGTTCCGATACGTCCTCAATTTCTAAATCGCTTACATCAATAACGTGGCCCAAGCATGATGGTTTATGCCAAACGAATATTTTTAAATCATTCATGTTCTTTCCTCCTTTGTTTTCTTGGGGTTATCCTGCGTTGCAATTCCGCTTTTCACTTTCGCCCAATCAATCTCTTCCTGCGTGAATCCGTCATTCAATAGCTCCTGTTCGGGCGTTCCGTAAATACTGATTTCATCAATCAAATCTCGTAGTTCTCTTTCCTTACTCATGCTTCCACCCTCCCGCTCAGTTCCTCACGAATCCGGGCAATGTCGGCCTTGTCCAGCTTGCTGTCCCAATTCTCGCGCAAATGCTCGCTCTCCCCAAGGATTTCCTCTCCCACAACGTAGGCGAACATATTGGCAACATTCTCCGGGGAGCTAAGGACTGTTGTACATTCCCCAAAGTTTTCTTTCTCGTATTCTTGGATCATGCGAATGGCATTCCAAACGGCATCGCCAATGAATTTCTCAGCTTGCCAAGTGCCAATGATAAAATGGTCCTCATTGACTAGGTAGTGGTGCAGGTCGCAAGCACATTTATTTTCACCTATGCCCTCTTCCAAGCGGTCAAGGATGTACTCTCTAACTTTTTGTTTTTGTTCTTTCATAGTTTTCTTTTTTGTTGCGGGCCTCATTCTCGCCCTTGTGTTCATTCGTGCTCAAAGTGAAATCAAATTCGGCTTGCAAGTCAACCTCCTTTTTCTCGCCCTCCTTCTCCCGCTCCCGCTCGCCCTTCTCGATCATGCCAAGCAACTCCTGATAAGCCTTGGGCATGAAAGAGGATATGTGCTGGGGGTCATTCATTGCGAGGTTTCCTTTCTTGGTTTCTATCGTCCGATATGCAGGATACTTTTCTCGAGAGAAAAAGAAGCAATAATAGAACCCGAATCATTTTCCCACGTGAGAGAGTACTCTGGGGCTTTATCCTCCAGATAGTTACTCAAAACCCGCCGGGCGTCCTTTTTGGTGATCTTTACGTTTTCGCGCGATGCGTCATCCTCAATTGATACCGGAGCATATACCACGCGGGCAAGTTGAATGGCTTTTAAGAGTGATAATGTTTTGAACATTATTAGGATTCTCCTTTCTTGGTTTTCTGGTTTAGCTTAGTTTTCTGGTTTAGCTTAGCGCAAGGCCGACTTTTACCGCGTCCCCGTCATCACTATATTTGACAAGGACGGCGGAAAAGAAAGAATCATTGTGGTATCCGTCCCAATCATTGACTAGCTCGTGCGCACCGTTTCCACGTGCGGACAAAAACTCGCCAAGATTGTAGACGTGGCCACGATAGCGAAAGAATGAACTTTCTTCTATTGTGTCATAACTACCGGACAACTCGCTTTGCTCGCTTGCTTCTAAGTCTTGCCAGTAGATAACTGGACGAAAATGGTTATTAGTTTTGATTTTCATGTAATTTTCTAGTTTTTGGTTTTCTTGATTTCTGCTTAGTCCAAGCAAAGAGACTCTTTGTACTGAGAAAGGTTACGATAGCCGGTAACAGCAAAAAGGATGCTTTCCAAAGTATTTAACGAATAACCGTTAAGAGTTGTAACGATTCTGAGAGTCTCTGAGCTTGCGAGTCCATACTCTAAAAGAAAGTCCCAAAGCGCATCGCGCTCGTTTTGCTTGGTTTTGTATAGATTCATAGTAGTTTCTAGTTTTGGTTTTCTTAATCTCCGTCCTGAAGATGATGCAACCCTACTGTCTTTTCATGTATTCCTGCAAACAAAAAAATAAAGAAAATGAAAAAGCCCAGTATTTATGCGGGATACAGGGGAAAGTTTTTTTTGAGGAAAAAATCAGCAAAACGAAAAGAAGCGAAAAACAAGCCAAAATCGAAGCTAGGGAAACGAGACGAGGCGAACGGCAAAACGCGCCAGAACATATCAAGATATCATGATGCGTTGATGCGTAAAAATCCATTTCATCCCCCTCCCGCCAAAAAATACTACATGAGTATTTAAGCGCCTGGCGTACATGCATAAAAACACGCAAAACATATTTGCACTAACTAGGGCAAGCCAGCCCCAACCGCTCGCACGGCAAGCCCCGCCCCGCTCCAGTACTGGCGTAGCGGTTTACTGCGAATCAACTGCGGGCAAATTTCGGTCTAATAGACGCGC